TATAAATAGTATTTCTTGAATCTTTTATGGATACAATTCATTTATACTTTCATATAATTTATGAGACCATTTATACTAAAGTATAGACTAACTCAAAAGTATAAAAGTGCGGGAGAGGGTGGCCGAAAAAAAAATATTTTTTTATTTGGAAGGCCCAAAAAACTTTTTTAAAAAAGTCCCGGATTTCTCTCCGGACTTTCCGCTGAACCTTGTTGACTATTTTTGATTAATTTATTTTTATTTATATCTTATTATGATGTCATACATCCTTATCTTTTATATAATCCATTTTAAGCCATTCTTTATCTTGTAATAATTTTAAATCTATTGAACCAAATGTTTTAATTTTTTCTTTTAATTTATCTAATATTTCTTTCATCTTTTCAATATTTTCTTCCGTGTCTTCTTCTTCTGACTCTTCAGGTTCAAAGTAACTATTGCAATGCTCCACCAAATTTTTAAAAGAAATAAGGTCCATTTTTATAAGACGATAAGAATTAAAAAATCAATTTTAATATCCAATAGGATCTTTAAAATTAGGAGGTGGAGGATTAATTGTAAATTTTTTATAGTTAAAATCATCAAAATCTTTAATAAAGTCTTTCAAATAATCATAAAGTTCTGTAGAATTTTCTATATTATTTCTTCCTGGAAAACTTATATTTAAACTTGATATTTTATAAATTTGTAAATCCTTAAAGATATATTTAAAAGTATGTATATCAAGATGAGAATGTAAAGTAATTATTATTTTAATTTCATTGTTTATTTCTATTATTTTTTTTATATGGTCTAAATAAGGCTTGAAACTTGGAGAATGACCGTCCACTGGAAACCTAAAATTTATTACTATATTTTTTATATTTTTTAATTTATTTATAATTTTATCAAATGTTTTTGCAAGATGGATTATTTTTACTTCATCAAACATCATACAGGTATCGCTTGGTGAATGATAAACAAAGTTTATATCACTACAATTTGTATCTAAAAATTGATGATTATCTGCAATTGTTATTATTTGTTTGTCGTCTTCCATTTTTTTCAATTTATCTTCTTCTAAGCAATCTAATCTATTCTCCAAGTATTTTAAACGCTGTTCCATCAAAGATAACTTGCTTTTTACTTCATATAATTCCTTTTCAAGATTAAAGTAACTATTGTAAGGCTGTACTATCAAATCTTCAAAGGAAATAAGGTCATCCATTTTATAATAATCTTATTGTATTATGAATCATTCAATTTTACAAATATTTGATAAAATTATAAATATCCTTGCAAAACTCCCCCAAAATATACTTTGTATGTTCTATGGAAAAACCACAGATAGTAGTTGCTTGACAAATAAATATTCCAAAAGCAAAACCAAAAGAAAAGGAAATATAAAAAGATAATAAGTTCATATCTATTTTAGATTACAAACTTTAAATGATTCATAATACAATAAGAATATAAAGTATAACCCTAGAAAATAATATCTTTTATATATTATATGAACCAGACAAATGAAACGAATGATGAATTTGAATTTGACTTCGCATTATGTCACGGTTCGTATCTTTATTGTTGCTGAAGAAAATGAATTTATAGAAAAGGTTCCTATTGAAAAAATGTACGGAGAGATTTTAAAATTGTTAGATGAAAATTATAAGTTCTTATTTATTGAACCAGGTAATCCGTGGCCAAATAAAATCATATAAACTAACGCTAAAGCTCCTAATAAAATACTTCTGTTTTCAGCAACCACCTCTTTTTGACCAAGTACAAAAACCATAAATAGGTACAATAACGCGCCAATTAAAATAGAATGTAATAACATCATACGTCCGCTCTCCATTATTTATAATAATGATTAAATTTTCTAAAAGATATAAACCCTAATTCATTATACATAAAATGCGATGTATAATGTTTTTATTTGCACAGACGACGTTGGGGTTTATTCCAATCTTTCCGTATAGTAGAAAAAGTTCTATTTTTTATGATGGAAATAATAAGAATAAAAATAAGTTACGCGAAATAGATTATAATTTGAATCGTCAAAAAGGTTTAATGAAACAGTTGGTCCAACAGAAGAAATCAATTATTAAAAATATGACGGGTATTGAATTGTCTCTCTCAGATGAAGATTTTCTGGAACAATATGTAAACGAAGATTACGACGAACATCAAGAACAAATCATCATTAGGTTTGATAAGAATTCTTTTGATTCTGATAAAGATTCTAATACCGAGACAAAGAGTGAGAGTTTTGAAGTACTAAGGGACACTGGTTATTCTTTTAAAAGCGTAGGAGGTTATGCTTCCATTAAAGAAGAGTTGATGCAGTGCGCAGACCTTTTAGTAAACTATGAAAAATATAGTAAATATAGTGTAAGAACTCCTAAAGGTCTTATTTTAGAAGGGCCTCCTGGAAATGGCAAGACTCTTTTGGCTAAGTCATTTAGCGGAGAGATAAAGGTTGGTTTCATTGCTGTATCGGGTGCACAGTTTCAAGAAAAGTATGTGGGTGTTGGCGCGTCAAGGGTGAGAGAACTCTTTGACCTAGCCTCTAAAAATGTCCCGTGTATTATTTTTATAGACGAGATAGATGCAGTGTGCCGTAAAAGGACGGACCAAACAGGTCACGCAGAGCACGATTCAACCCTGAATGAATTGTTAGTAAACTTGGATGGGTTTAAAAGTACAAAGGGAATCTTTATTATTGGTGCAACAAATCGGGTAGATTTACTGGACGATGCATTAACAAGGCCTGGAAGGATAGATAAAAAAATATACATTGGAAATCCTGACAAGGATACACAAGAGGCTATTCTTAAGATTCATATGAAAGGAAAACCAATGGAATATACTCCTATGGAAGATTTGCTTGTGATGACTCAGGGGCTTTCTGGAGCGCAGATAGAGAACCTATTAAACGAGGGAATGCTTCTTGCTTTAAGAAATAACAATACTCATATGTGTAGAAATGATTTAGAAATGATTGCAAACCGTATCCATACGGGTTATCAGTCAAATGAAAAGAAAATTACAGAATCGCAACTATTTCAAATCGCTATCCACGAAATGGGACACGCCTACACTGCTCTGTTAACAAAATACAAAAAAATCATAAAGGTAAGTATTAATTTATTTTCTCCACAGTGTCTCGGGTTTACCTTGTTTGAAACCAATCAAAATGTGCTCGTTACAAAGCAAGAACTACAGTGCGAGATTATGGTTCTTCTTGGAGGGCGCGTTGCCGAAGAAGTGTTCTGTATAGGCGGGTTGACAACGAGCGCAAGCCGAGACATAGAGTACACAAAAAGGATTGCCGAACAGATGATTCTTATTTACGGAATGGGAGATAAAGTATTTTACCCGCAAGGTTCAAATGAATACAGAGAGATGATTGATAAGGAAATTGATAATATTATTAAGGAATCCTATGATAGAACAAAAACGTTATTACTAACCATACAACCGCTCATTAAAGAGTCAGCAGAAAGGTTAGTAAAAACACGAGAGGTTAAGGTGAGTGAATTACAAGAATTGTATAAAAATTATGTGTTGAAACTTTAATCATAGGTTGGTTTCATTGGACGGCGTTTTTGGTCATCTAATTTTTCTCTGGAAAGATAGATGTTCTTAGGGAAAGAGTATTCATAGCCAGGCGGTCTAGAATCATCTTGTACGCCTTTAAATAAAACAGGAGCACCGTTTTGTATACGATTATCAAATTCAGGAGATATATTTTCTAGTATCATAGAACTATAATTGTTTTTCATAATAGAAAGAGCATTTTCTGTTAAATATTTTCTATATTCGCTATTTGTTTTTATAAAGTTTGCTTTTTTGATATTCTCATTTACAACAGCGTCAGGCATGTAATGTGTAAATAATCTTCCATCATTTAGTATACCAGGAAAGCTATCGGTTGCATTATTATTTGTTTTATATTCAGTAGCCCACATTATATTATTAATTTATATTTTATATAGTGACTTCCTGTTCAATATCCTTTACTAAATCCAACAATTCATCTTTTTTCATATTATGCTTAGGTTTAACACCCTTTGAGGTAAGAATATCCTTAAGTTGCTTTATAGACATTTTATTGTAATTTGACTCGGGGCTATCTAGTGTAATACTTATTTGTTCAAGAACAATTTCTTTTGTATCCCGTGTCTCAACCTCGCCTAAGTCCAAAGTATCAAGGACCAAGTCCTCTATCTTTACTTCAACCTCCATTTTAATCTCTGGAGGTTGAGACACAGATATCTCTAAAACCTCAGGACAAAGCTCGGGTTCAATGTCCTGAGAAACTTCCCAAAACTCGTGTTTAGACAAGACTGGAGGAGTCCCTGGAGGAGTAGGAGGCGAAGTAGGAGGTTCGGCTTCATAATCAGAATCGCTCTCGGAGTCAGAGTCAGAGTCCGAATCAATCACACGCGGCTTTAATAGAGGGTCCTGAGTATAGTCTACACGACCAGGCTCTTCATTCAAGGTCTTAATAAAGGTATCTGTTTTTTTTGTAGAATCTCTTCTTAATAACTCGTATAAAATTTTGGCCTGCTCTGTTTGAGCGGTTTCCAAAATCTCATACTTTCGTTTAAAGTAATAACACATCAAAGAAACCAAAATAAGATTGATAATCATTCCAATAAAAAAACTGCTTATATCCAAGATAGAAGAGAAGTTCATTATGAATAAATGCGATATTCTTTTATTTAGGTTTAAACGAAAACTATTTTTACAAATCTAATTCACAAATCCAATTGTTTTAATATATATTTTCCGCCATTTATGGTAGATATACCCTCAACTAACTTATATAAATATTCAATGCAATCTTCTTTTTCAATTACTTTCATTTTCATATTATAAAGATGGGGGTCATTTTCAAAAGATTTACATAAATCAACATAATGAGTTGTAATCAAATAATCAACACTGTTGCATTGATTCATATTATTTAGATAGAGTTTTGCACACATTACTGCATCGCTCGGGTTTGTACCGGAATACAATTCATCAAAGATACACAAATGAGTTTTATTAGGGTTTGTGTTAATAAAATCAATAATCTCCTTACATCTTCGCGCTTCTGCTTGGAATAAACTGTCTCGCCCTGAAGTATCTGGAATGTTCAAATAAGAATGAAAGGTATCATAGCACTTTATCCTTGCAGATTTATAACACCCGCAACCAAACTGCTGACTCATCAATGCATTTAATAGTAAAGATTTTAAAATGGTTGTTTTTCCAGAAGCATTGGGACCGCTTATGACAATATTCTTCTTTAAAACTATGTCATTAGATATAGAACTATCTATATGAGGCAAGTAGTACATTTTCTTCATTTTTGTATATTTTTTAAATTTGCAAGCGTTTAACTTTTTATCATCTACAAGTTTTTTAACACTAATCATATCTGTATTGTATTGGTTAAGATAGAAAGTGTATAAAATGGTTGAATTGTGTTCAGGATTCATAAAAAAGTCGTAATAAAGATTCATTAAATAACCCAATTGTCCAATTTTAATAAAGGTTGAATCCGTTAAAATAATACCTTCTATTTTAGCATAAAGGTCCTCCATCTTTTTACGGTAATCTTCCATCGTAAGATAAAATTTCAAATAGCTAGGATATAGTTTAATGTATTGTAGCGAGTCTACAAGATTCATAGAGCGAGACAAATGGTCTTTGTATTTCAAAAGAAAATCATAGACTTTATGAATATTGCAATAAAAAGACATACAAGATGTTATATTTGTGTAAACTTGAAGAAAATAAATAAAAATAGATACAATTGCAGATGATTTTTCTTGAAAAGAAACTTTATTGAATCCCGATATTAGTTTGTATAAACTTGTATTTGATAATACGTGTTTTAAATGTTCAATATACAATTGAATGGTAACAGGAATACCACGTAACTTTAAAATAACAAATGGCATAATCAAAATAAATAAAGGCGAAAGCAAGGATAGCAAAGGACAAGATAAATTATACAACCCGAGACAATGTAAAAACGCACTTGAGTTATTTAATCTCTGTAAAAATTTAAGACCTACGTATTGGTACTTATCAATAAAATTTGTCTCGGTGCAAAAAGTATGGTACTCTTGATAGAATGGATTAAAGTCGTAGGTGTTTGGGGTAATATTTTTTAACCATTTTTGGGTTTCCTTCAAAAAAGAGGTATCTGTGGTATAAATAGAAGACCACTTATTCATAAGAAGCGAATTCTCTGGTAAAATGAATTTATAAATAGAGGGAGATGCTATTTCTAAATCTTGGCGTATAATATCATTTAACTTATTATGGGCTGTGTATTCAATAGGCAATTTAAAATCATACATCATACTATGTTCTTTACCTATCTCATATAAATTATTAATCTCTTTTTGATAGTAATCCATTATAAAAGAAATAGTTTTAAAATATATTTATAAAACGTATAAATATATTTATAGAAATAATACATATGTACTCTTATGAAACAATCATAGACCTTTCTTTTAAAATGAAAAAGAGTACATTGTCAGATGAGGCTATGGCGAAATTAAATAATATTAGGAAAACATTAAACATACCTGTTATAGAAATTATAAAGAAAACGGTAATCCAGAAAAAACAATCGGAGATTGCTCAGATTACTAAAATATTAAATAAAATGACAGAAAATAACTATGAAAAATTAAAGATTGAATTATTTGAACTGGTCAAATCAATTGAGTCTATAGAAGATATTCATAAAATTACAAATACTATTTTTAACATCGTAAGCATAAACCTATTTTATTCTAAATTCTTTTCAAAATTGTATACAGAATTGATACCGTTGAATAAGGAGTTTTTCTTTGTATTTCAGGGACATTACGACACTTATTTAAATGAACTTAATGATATAGAATACGTCTCTTCTACTACAGATTACGACAAGTTTTGCGATTACAACAAGGAGATTGACAAGATGGAATCTATGCTTTCTTTTTTTATTAATTTAATGAAAAATAATATCTGCAGTGTAGACAATATTGCAAACCTATGTATTTCAATACAAAAAAAACTCAATAGTGGTATAGAAATAAGCGGACAACAAGAACATAATGATAAGTTATTGAATGCAATCTATATTATTATAAAGGAGTCAATTGACTATTTAATTTTTAATGGACAAATGGAAATCATAAATAATAATATAGAATATATTACCAATCATCCAAAGATAACACCTAAAATAAAATTCAAATGTATGGATATAAAAGATATATTGAAAAATTTTTGATTTCTATTAATTATAATTGAATAACATAAAAAGATTATATTCTTATTATAAAATGGCTGTTGATTCGCGGATTAGTTCAAAAACTTATAAAACAAATGTGGACGAATTAGAACCAAACGACCAAAATATAAAGAGCGAACTATATGAGGTTTCTATTTTCAACCACGTCATAAAAATATCTCCTGGATTAGTGATACAAGAAGATAATCTTTCGTATTGTTACGTATATGCTATTAAAAATAATAAGGTCGTTAAAAAGATTGGCGTGTATGAAACCTTAGACGAATCTCCAGATGTATTTGATTTATCAACCTTTAGAGAAGGGTCATTATGTTTATTTGATGTTTATGAAAGAAATCCAAGCCTTATTTTAGAACTAGAAGAAGCAACATCTACACCAGAAACAAAAGATACAGAAGATGTATTTGATTATCTTTTAACCAAAATAAATGATGATGAACCTGATAAAAAGATTGCTCTTACCAAGAACTCTTATAAGGGAATTCTTTTAGTGTTGACCACAAAAAAGAAGGTACAAGAAGATGAAAATAGTAGGATTATAACAAATCTTCTTAATCTCATAAAGAAAAGTATTACAACAAAGAAATATTTCAATGAAACAACTCAAGAGTCTATTAAAAAATATGCAAAGGAATTAAATAAAAAGATACTGTCATTAATTGTCTCGGAACCCTTTTTAAAGATACGATTCATCTTTACCCAGGATGATATGGTCTATGACGATTCTGAATTTAGGGAATGGTCTATTAAAACCGATATAACCGAATATGTAATTGTCTCGGTAGATACGTTTGAAGTCCTTGACACTTATCCTGCTGATAGTTTAATTGAAAAGTATAAGGATATGTTGGTTGTGTCAATGCCACAAGGAACCTCGTTGAATACAGAGTCTAAACTAGAGACTAAATTAGAACCAATGAATGAAATAAGGGGGTCTAGTTTAAATGGTCCAAAAGAGAGTAAGGTCAAAAGCGTACCCTTTGACCCAGCAGAAGTTGATTTGAATGCACCAGAGCCAGAACCACCAGTAAAGTCTTCAAAACCGTCGGTAGAAGAGTCAAAAACAAAAACAACTTCACAAAAGAGAAAGGTCAAACCTCAAGGCCTTGAAGTTGATTTAAACACAATAGATGAAGCAGAAGAATCTCTAAAGTCTTTAAAACCATCAGTAAAACCATCAGTAGAACCATCAGTAGAACCTTTGGAAGCCGAGACAAAGACCAAGACAAGAAAAACACGCACTCCTAAAAAGGAAGAACCTGAAGAACCTAAGAAGATAAAGGCTCCTGGTGCATCAATAAGAACCAAAACAAAGTTAACCTAGTAAAGATAAATTATTATAAGAATATATGAGTAAATTACGTTCGGGTTTAGCAAACGATCGCCGTATATACACTTGTCATTGCGAGCATTCTATTGGTATTGTAAGTGGTCCAGGTTCTATTTATGGAAATTTAACACAAGTTACTATACCAGGTTCATTCATAGATACAGGATATCAAAATATTCCTAATACTTTGGATGATGGAGAAGTCCCTATTCCTATGGCAAACATCGTTTTTAATTTTTTTGGTACAAATTATTCAAATAATTTATTTTGGGCATCAAATAATGCATTAATGTTTGGTACAGCCAACACAAACTCAGAAATAAATATTCCTCGTAATATACCATCTATATTGTTAGGAAATTATGATAGAGTTCTAAAAACATTTTATTATAAAAACATTGTAAATCCACAATATTCAATGACTATATTAAATATTACCTTTTATAATTATTATACAGATAGTATTTCTGACCCTACCTATCAATATCAAGTAAGGTTGATTAAAGAAAATGTTGGATATCAAAGACAATTTGTTGAAGTATCTATCATTTCTAGTCCACCAAGCCCTGGATATTCAACTGGTATTAGCACTTATCCATCTGGAAGTATTGACGCAAATGGAAACACAATAGATTCAACAAAAAATTCTCCATACAATATTACAAATGGTAATAGTTTTTTAAATCCGTGTGGTTCCACCTTTTCAACAAGTAGTCCAAGTGCAAATACTTCATTTGTTTTTTCAAGCGATTCAAGTGGAACTTATTGGAGTTTCAATAATAATTCACACGTATCTTAGAATAAGTATTTTAACACTCACAAGAGTTAAAATATTTATTTTTTCTATTTGTTAAACTTTTCTAAAAGTTTATGCGACACTCTTCTCAAAGTGTCCGGAAAGGTAACGCTGAAGATTGAAGTAGGAAAGATGCTGGGATGGGTCGGCTACAGTCTTCTCGTCATAGTTAAGAAGCTTCTTTAGTTTCTCATCCGCAAGAATGAGGCGACCATTTGCCTTGTCCTGAAGAGAGTTAGAACGGATGTAAGCAGTAATCTGCTTGGTTACATCTGTGCGCGCCATAAGAGTGCCAGGCTCCTTACCAAGGAAAGTTGCGAGTTCATCGCTAATCTTGGTTGGCTTAACGAAGCCACTAGGAGCACGGTTTCCCTTGTTCTTGTTCTTGCGAGCATTGAACTTATCCAACACTCGCATCTCGCGACCTACAAACTTCTCAAGATGTTTTAGTTCGCTCTTTACAAGACTTAGTTGCGATGTAAGGTCGTGAACAGTCTTGTTTAGATTGGTAAAAAGAGCGCCAAGAGAAACTACTGCCTCAACTGGAACTACATCGGTAACAGGGTCAGAAACTTTCTCTACAACAGGAACTGGTTCGGGTACTGGAACATCAACCTTTACTGGAGTGTCAACATTCTTGGGCGCCTTTGGCGCCTTTGTTGCTTTAGTCTTTGCTTCCTTGATTGCCATTTTATATATATCTCTTGTATATTCTTTTTATATTCATTTTATCCATATATTATTTATATTATTTTTAACAGCGTAGTGAATGCATATAAGTTTTTTAAAATAAAAATGAATAAATAATATAAAATAATTTAGGAGAAATTTACGAATCCTAAGTCAAATGACCGAATTATAAAGCCACGGCATTGCTTCTGCAGCAGAATCGCTCACTAATGTTAACGCAGTTAAAATGTAATAGGCCCCTAATGATTGGTGTTCTTCTAAAACAGCCTTATTTAATAATTCGCACATAATGTGATAACTGTATTGTTTTAATAGATTAATATCAATTGTATTGTATTCAATCATAAACATCGGTATACTAGTAAAAGGGCTTGCGGTAATAGGACATATCAATATTTTTATTTCTGGAGTAAGTTGCGCGCGATAATTCCATATATCGTGCAATTCTAATATAAACTTTTTTATTTTTGGCTCGTCTAATCGTGTAAACCATTCAATCTGTGTATAGTTACCTAAAAAATCCATCTTTTGAAAGAGAGTACCTATTTTTTGGTCAATTGTGAAATTTGGCTTTTCAACAAGGATGGAGTGTCGGGTTTTATTCAAAATAAAATTATAACGCATTCTAGTCATAACATTTTTTATTAATTCTTCTGTAAATGGGTTTCGCGTATACGGATTGTATTTCATATTTCTTATAATTAAATTATGTATAGAGATTGCGTTAAAACCGTAAATAAAAGTATCACTGTCTTTGAAACTAATAAAGTAATAATAATCAATCTCGTTTGTATTTTCGGTTGTTAAAAAATCATCAATATTATTACAGATTCTTCTATTAAATAATGCGGGTCCTTGTGTTTTATTAAATAACTTTATAAAATATTTACGCCACAGTTTCTGTATTAAAACACAACAATAATTCTTTTTTAGAAAAAGATAACACTCCTCCTTTATTTTTAGTTTTATTTTATTTTTCCATTTTACTTTAAACTTTTCGCCTATCATTTGCAACTGTTTTATCGTATATGAGTTCTTTTCCAATAAATTAAAATCTTTATAAGATAAAGGTAGGTCCATTATATATTTATTATATTTATATTTAAACATTTTAATCAATTATTAAGAATATTATATATTATGGTGCGAATAAAAAAAAAATTGATTTAAA